CAGCTAGTAGCCAGGAGTGCCTCTAGCAGAAGCCTATTTCTACTACTCAACTGCTCCCTGCCCTACTCAATTTCGGGTAGCTGGGTTTTTATCCCTATAGTTTCTTTATTCCCTTTAATAATGTGCTATTTCCTTGTCGCTAACAACTGACGGTAACAATCCGCCGGCGACATGGTAATTTCGCTCTGTGCGCTGACGTTTAATTCAGCAAGGACTTCCCTCGGCTGTAAGCCGAAGTCCTCATGGCAATATCTCATCAGCACGTTGATGTTTTTGATTGAGTTCGGGTCTCGCTCTTTGACTTCGGGTTGTTCATCTTCTACCACTTCAGGTTTTTTCGCCTCTGGTTCGGGCTCTGCTTGTCTCTCGTCTTTGGGCTTTTCCACGTGTTCATGACACCACTCACCTGTATCCCCGATGGGATGGGCGAAAGCTTTCATCTTGGTGGACTTGAAGAACTTTGTTTGATGTTCTGAACACCAATGCTCCGAATTGTCCGGCTCCGTTCTTGCCCTTTCTGCTGGCTTCTCTGTGGTAAAATCCTGTTGTGCTATGCTTGGGATGTCCTCAATGTCCTGTGTGAACACATCTGAGAGCCTGCCAGCCGATAGGGCTGCATCAACCAGCGCTCTTTTCTTGGCCATCTTCAGGATGGTGTTGACCTGAGAATAGATGTCGTCATTATCAAGCCGGTATACAGTCCAGTGTCCGCCTGTCTTTGAACTCTTGCGCTCCTGCGTTACCAAGTTAGATTTATCTGCCCCTTCAGGTAAATCCCTTTCGCTAACCCACCGCCAGCGGTACTTGGATTCCATGCTGTTGCACTCGCCCATGCCCTCAGAGATAACTGCGTTCATACCGACATGGACTAACTTGCACTTGATAAGGTATCGGAAAAAGGGCATCTTCCATTCCTCTGCTTTGTCTAATATCTCATAGGTGTCGGCCAGACCCAAGAGTTTGGCAATCTTCTCGGCGCCAGGCTTCAGCAATGTAGGCTTGGTAGTACCTGGGATAACGCCATAATCGGAATCTTTAATCATGCAGGCATGCACTACTTGCTGAAATTTGTTAATGGCCGTGATATCACGCCGGAACTGTGCCTCGTCTGGTAATGTTAATGCTGTCGTTTGCTCACCCATTTTAGTTGACCTCCCTTGTCATCGTTTTATACTTTCCTTTATCTGCCATTGGAGTAATTTTATTTCTGCCTTTAACTCTCAGTGGGGCTGGACAGGTATGACTTCCTTAACTGCTCATCAATCTGTCCAACCTCAGCCAGTATATTCCCGATAGTGTTACCCTGGATGGAGATTTCCCATCCGTAAGACTCCTTCTGTCCTTTTATGAGCTTCACCTTTACGGGGTCTGCTGTCTTGTGCAGAACGACATTGTCGCTTCCCATAGTTCCTCCTTTATTCTCAGTTAGTTGATTGATTTCCACCTTGTCGCTCATTCCGACTGTCAGTTTACCCTTTGGCAGTATCATCCCCTCTGGGATGCCTCCACTGATTGATACAAAATCATCCTTTTTTGAATTATCCATTACTTCCCTCCCATAAGTTCAGGATTAGAATAGATGTTGCCGATGACTTCAACTGGCTTCCATTTCACGAAAATACCCTCGCCATTAACAAGTTCCAGCGGTGATATTCTGCGGTAGATATATGAGGCGTTGTCATCATCCCATTCAACCGTAGCCAATTCCTGTATGTAGCCATCGGGTATCAAGTTGACTATATCCCCCTCGTATATCTTAACTCCGTTCATGTCCTTGAGTCCCGTGTATTGCATGAGTTCAACTGGTTGCCCCTGTGCATAATAAATAACACAATCTAAATCACGGGTAGTGCCGAAGGCATCATTCGGCTTTAGCATAACTCTTTCCTTTTTATGCCAGGCTCGAAACTTAATCTCTCTGCTCACAGTTCCCTCCCATAAGTTCCTCTACAGACTTGAATTTGGGGTTGAGGCCGGTGATAACTCCAACGTGCTTGCTGCGCTCGATGTCACAGCCCAGTTGAAAGGCATAATCGTAACCCGCCTTAAAGCCTCTATCAAAGCCAATATCATGTGCCCGCTTGACCTGTTCATCCACCTGTTTCTTTACCTCTCCAAATGGGTTTAACATAATTCCTCCCCTTTCATATAGGTTAAGGCTCAACAATTCCAGTTTACTAGGCTTGATAATGCTTTTTGCAATTCAGCGTTAGCAGCGCATACTTGATAATGTTGACAGTCAAGGCACTCGTCAGACATATCGCTTCCGCAATCTTCCCTGTCAGTCCAATATGCTTTGAGTGCAATATCGCCTAGTGCTCTAACAGCTAAAAATAATTGGTGTTCATACCCGTTTGATTCCATCACTTTATTCTCCTTTCAATTCCGCCAGGTGTTTATCAAGGTTCTGATTATCCCACCGACTCCAGCAGGCTACTCTATCCTTGCAATAGGGCCGGGTGACGGGGCCTTGCCCGCCGACATGCTCGGTTCTCATTTCGACATCCCCCACATGCCCGCAGTGTCCGCATTTGAGAGGTCTATCCTTCAGGTCGCTTGTCATCTTATCCTCCCCATTAATTATTTTTAGATACAGGTTGCAGTAGTGGCACCCTGCCGATTCCTGGCAGAATACGGGGACATAGGGGCACCAAGTTCCCTTATGGTTCACAGCCACTCCCCTTTCGGGCCTTCGGTTTCCCCTGGTAATCTAAGACTTCTCCGTGTAGAGGTTGTCTCCCGCCAGTTTTTAATCCACTCCAGGGCTTCGATGCCGAGATGGAGAGCGTCTACATAACCCTTATCGTGGTCAACAATTCCTTGATAAGAAGTAGCTACTAAAATTCTAATTGCTTCGTCGATGGTCATTTCAAGCCCCTTTCCTTACCCCTGAGTAGTAATCCTTGTGTTAGTCCCTATATGGCAATTCAATATCGGGAAAGAAATGCCTTGCATCTTTATCTGAGAGTTTGCATCCGTGGTCTGCGGCGGCAAGACAAGTATCTTCCTCTCGGTATGAATCTGGTGCGTCTGTGCCGATGTAGGCGGCCCAACCGCTGAACTCACCCATTCGGGTTACAATGGCGACAATCGCAATCTGCTTCCCGCCTTGATTCCAGAATCTACCCTCCAGGTATTCCTTGCGGTCTGTTCTCTTAAAGCAGTAATATGGGTAGTTTGTCATAATTTTAGCACCTCCTAGTATTTATCCTTACATTTAGCATCTGCTTTCGCATCCTCTTTGGAATAGTAACCTGGGCAGTGGTCGGGATTCTCCATGTCAAAGTCGGGGTGAAGGCACTCACCATAATTAGTATCCCTTTCGTAATAGTCATACACACAATCACCACTACAGTTATTCATATCTAACCTTCTATTTCTGACTATCTTATTTAATCCACCTGATGAATGATACTTACAAGCGGGTTGAGCCGCTTAGATTTACGTTAAGGGGCTTGTGGTATCCCTCCCCTTATGAGACCTTAACCCGTTTTTGACAGCCCAGTTTATCCATTGATTGAAAGACATCTTCTTTTTCTTTTTAGCTATTCTCCCCTGAATTTCAATCATATCACTTTCAGGTATCCTGATGCCCCTTGCTACTGTCTTTTCTTTCATTGTGCACCTCTCATCTAGTCTCATTATACCACTCTTGGGGCATTTGTCAATAGTTTTCAAGAGGTTTGTGCACCAGTTTATAAAACTCGTTTCACCAATAAAAAAAAGAAGGCTGCCCGAAGGCAGCCGTTAGTTTGATATAACATTTTTGTTATACTTGTGGTATCTCATCCAGTGAATAATATATTGGCATCTCCAAGTATTTAGCCATCTCAACTTCAAGGTCAGCTCCCTTGCTAATCCCTTCAAGCCTCAACAAAGCATCGCACCTGGCAAGGAACTCGGCATCAAGCTTCAGCCAGGTCTCCCAGGGTTTGGGTGATATGAAATGGTAAAGATGTGAAAGGTGGGGAACGAAAGGTGTGTGTCCTTTGGCTAGAATCTCATCACCAGCCAGACAAGCTTTACGGATATTTTCAACAGTGTCCCCGAGGGTATAAGCTGACGCAATATAGATAAGCACTATATCTCCACTCTCACCATTGGATGTCCTGTTCCGTGTAAAGTGATAACTGGATTCTCAAGGTCTACCGGCGGGAAGCCACCCATCTCCGAGTAACCCCCCCACTTGATAAATGCTGAGGACTTTATAAGCATCTTCCGGTGAGCGATAACAGAGCCTATCTTGAATCCTGTCAGATTACCCTCTTTGTCCTTCTCATCCCGTGAGTGTGGGTCGGGCATGAGATAGACATCAGGAGCGGCGTTACTCACATGGTCGTGACTCATAATATAGAAGTCGGCGTGTAACCATGTGCCTAGTCTTTCTACCTTGACGGCTTTGGCCGACTTGGTTCTGGCTCCACCATAGCCATGTGTCATATAGCCGAAATAGATATAGGGCCGTTCCTGCATCCTGTTATTACCGCCACCAAAGGAAATCTTGAGTAACAAGCCTTCAGGACGGTATGGAGCTTTGAGAGCTGCGGCGATGTCCTTGCAGATGTCTATGCCGACTTCATTATATATCCTCAGTTCGTGGTTCCCCATTGTGACACCGAGGATTCTATCTTTGATAGGCAGGAGTTTTTTGATAATCCAATCTCTCTGGTCTTGTGGAGTTCCCACCTGGCGGAATATCTCGCCCTTAGATGTCTTGATGGTGGACTCACATAAATCGCCATTGAGAATACAAAAGGTATTAGGTTTAGAGGAAATAAAGTCGAGAGTGCGTTGAAAGTGCTTGGGGGAAAAGAGGGGATTACCGTAGTGGACATCGGAGATTGGAACGATGATAAGTTCCTTGAACTTAGGGCTTAATACGTGGGCATAGTAGATGGGTTCGCCCTTTATAAATATATCTTCCATTTATCTGGCAGTAAGTCCCTGATTAGTCACTATGCGGAGTATCAGGTTAATCACGCCGAGAATTGAACCTTCGGCAGCAGCCACCTCAACGGAAATATCATTGAGTCCAAAGTTGACCAGAAGAATAACCGCAATAGCAATGATATTTGTCCAGATAGTTTTGCTGTGATACCACTTTTTAGCTTCCATCTTGCCTCCATTCAATCCAGTATCTTACATTCCCCTTGCGGGGTATGAGGTATTGCAGTTTAATCAGCAAGTCCCATACCATGATAGCCTGCGGTTCCGATAAGAAGTTGAACCTCTGTGTCATCCAGTAGAGCATCAGACACTACAATAGCTCCCTTAATGACTTCCCATCGGGCAACCAGTCCCAGAAGGGGAATTTCTATCACCGCCACAAGCAGGGCATTTATCTACATAAGGGGAATAATCCCCATAAGTTCCTTCTGGACTCCATAGATAACCCTTCCCACTACAAGCATGACATTCCTCTCCATCTGTATTTGTGTTATCATAGAACCAAGTCCGCCCTCTTCCATTACATACTGGGCACAAAACAGCTTTCATAGTTCCTCCTTTTACCAAATCACTCCCCGGCATACCCATGTGATGTCACCCTTTCTTAGTCTCCAGGGGTCGCGAGGACAGGCAGGATTCCAGCCTTTCGTATAGCAATACCAGCCTTCCTCATCCTCGCCTATCTCGTCAATGGCATGGAGGATGTCTTTCTGGACTGGGACTCCATTCTCAATAAGGTTGAGGTGAAAGATAATCACTTCACCGACTTCGAGGTTGTCCATGTATTCTTGATTATTGCTGACAATAATTTGATGGCCGATGTCGATTGCTGAGTCCATGCTGTTCGTGTCAACCACTCTGGTCACGGTAATATGTGGCAGCAAGCCAACCACATGCAACACTGTGCCTTCACAAAAGACGCTATCCTCATTTAATGTAGCTCGTGGACTGGGCAGTTCATAAGGTGGTTTGGGTGTCATGCTATCAATCACGGATGTCAGTGCAACATTGCCCTGTTTGAGCAGTTCTATCTCAGCCTGTAAGCCACTACAATCAATTTCTAGGGGCTTATCTCCCAGGGCGAGTAGGATTGCTTTCAGGATAGAAATTATGACTTGTTTCATTTATCCTCCTGTAAAGATATTGACTATTACTGCCCCTATAATGGCTACCAATATAATCCAGGAAAGTTTTGTATTTAATGCCACCTGCCATTTGAGGTGTGCAAAATGGTTATAAATAAATTCCTTGAATACCGACACCGGCACCGGGGCATCCTCTTTTGTATCCTTAAATAGTTCGTCTAGTCTGTCTTGGTCTGTCATATCTCGTCCCTCTCAATCTCTATGTATTCTTTTAAGGTTACATCAGCCATATCACTTACCTTTCACAGGACTTCGGCAGTAATCACTTAATTGTTTTGTCGTCATAGTTTTCGCTAACCGAGCCGCTTGCGGGCTTTTACTTGCAGGGACTTTGCCTAGCTTCACCCCAAGAGCCAGGCAGAATAAGGATTTTTGTTTTTCACTGGTTGCGGGCATTAGAACCTCCTTTATTTCAACATTTCCTCACCGAGCAGAGCCTTCGTCAATGTTTCATCCAGCCTGTTGAGTAAATCTTGGCCCCAGATGTCAACTACTGTATAACCAAGTGCACTCAGCATCTCCTTCTGTATAATATCTGAGCCTTCTTTGGTAACACCTGTATGATAGTATTCACCTTGAATTCTGAGACAGATGCGGGATTCTATTAGAATAAAATCAATTTTTGCGCCTCCTAAACTAAATACCCCTCCTCTTACCGATACTTGGGACTCAAATGGTATTTGCCTTTTAGTCAGCCAATCATATACAAGTTGTTCTATATCTGAAAGAATTAGTTGCATAACCACTTGACAATCTCCTAATGGGGTGATATAATGAAGTATGAGTTACAAAATATGTGAATACTGTAATAGCCCCTTTGAAGCAATAGGTAAAGGGGGAGGGAATACGAAATATTGTCCTACCCATCGCCCACTTTCTCGTAAGTTGAAAGAGAGAAGGAGAGGGCCTAAGCGTCGAGCTAAAAATGCTATCCCTTGCCCTGAATGTGGCAAGCCAATGACTCCTACTGCTAGATGGTGTCGCCCGTGCTTTGAGAAGAAGAAAGTGGAACTTAAATTGTATCCACAAGGTGCTAAGCATCATTGGTATAAGAATGGTAGACCGAAAACATCTGAGGGTTACATTAGAATAAAAAAACCTGACCATCCATTTGCAGACCATAATGGTTATGTTCTTGAACATCGTTTTGTGGTTGAACAGCATTTGGGGCGTATTCTGGAACGCACAGAATTTGTGCATCATTTGAATGGTATTAGAAATGATAACCGTCTCAAAAATCTTGCTGTGGTGTCTCAATCTAACCATCCTGTTAATACCCTCCAAAAAGTTCTCCAAAGGCATATCCGAGAACTTGAAGCCGAGTTATCTCAACAAAAACTTTGCTAACCATACATCACCCGTTAAAAATTTGTTGCACATCGACCTGTATGTAGCCCTGGCGTGACTTCTGATTTTCAGACCAAAAACGAAGGGGCATGGTGGTCAGTTTCACGTAGTATCCTGTTTTAGCCGTATCACCAGTGGGGTAGAAGGCAACCAGTGTTTTGGTATCCCTTATCGCCTCAAGTTGTGTTATGATGGCATCTGAGTTATCTTCAGTTGCCTCAATACGGAAAGTAAAGCCACTGATAGTAGCAGGAGTGGGCAGGTAGTAAAACATCAGGCTCTCTAACTCTGGGCTGTTGGTGGTAGTTGTTCCCCTGAATAGCTTAATTGCAAACTGGATAGTATAAAATTCAGTCCCTAACCCACTACCAAAAGTAAGAATAGCTGCTCTGGGTGAACTCTTGAATGTCCCTAAAGCGGCTGTGGTAGCTGCTGCCCCGTTAATCCCATAGGCCAGTGCCACATACTCGTTAGTATCGCAACTCTTGGTAATGGCGGAAATCCCTAAAGCTGTCTTGCTGATATTAGCCAGCTTGCGGAATATAGGAAGATACCCGTACCCTGAATCATCCACATAGGTATAGGTCGCAAGGTGTTTTGGGTTTGATGTGATGTCTGGGAACATCATGTATTTAATGTCGCCATCTTCCCCAAACCATAACCTCCCATTGGTGTATAACTCAGAGTTAGAATGATATATAACACCTAACTGGTCGGTAGTTGCTGCGGTGGTATAGACCTGCAAACTACCTCCGTAACTGGCGTTGCGTTTCATAATGGAACTCTTGGCCCTGGCTAACCCATGAACAGAGTAAACCAGCCAATTATTAACGGGTATCATGTTCCAGATATAGCCTTGATGTGTACCATCCAATCCGTCATCCTGATTGGGGCCAATCTCGGTAGCGGTGCTGGAAGCTACTTTGAGTATCCCGTAACCCGTAGCCACCCACACGTTAGCGTTCCAGTATAAGCCAGCATGACCCGAATAGGTTAAGGGTGGATAAGATACCTCCTGCTTATAAGCAAGTTCAGTGGTTGTATCTACTGTGTATAGCCCTTGTGTTCCACAGAAATATAAAGTAGGAGTGCCATCTGATAATAGTTTCCCTTCAAACAGGGCATAGACCGTACCGTAGTTACCTGTTAATTCAAACGCCCCAGACTTAGCATCTATATCTTCTGATGTGGAATACCTAACAGTATTACCATCAGTGCTTATGCAATAGAGTCTATTAGTATAATCAGCCAGATAGCCAGATACTTC